GACAGGCAACACTACCTTCATCAAAGCCAAGAAGGTGCAGCAGGACTATGCCAAGAGCCTGAATAGTAATGCCAATTCCGCTAAAAATGCGAAAAAAGCAAATGAGGAATTACAGCGTACCATCCTGAGTTTTGACCAGATCAATAAGATGGATGATAACAGCAGTTCAGACAGTAACAGCGGAATAGCTGATACATCTGGTGGACTGTCGCCGTCTGATATGTTTGAAACACAAAGCATTCCTTCAAAAATAAAAGGGATTGCTGACATGATCAAGCAGGCTTGGAAGAATGCAGACTTTACAGAAATTGGCGCGATGGTCGGCAATAAACTGAACTCAGCACTGAACAGCATTCCTTGGGATAAGATTAAAAACACTTGCAATAAGATTGCAAAGAGTGTCGCTACTTTCCTGAATGGATCGATTGAAAGTGCCGACTGGAAGCTGGTTGGTAATACCCTTGCACAAGGCATCAATACTGTCTTTGGTACAGCAAATACTTTTGCTGAAAATTTCCATTGGGAGAACCTTGGAAAAGCAATAGGCAATGGCATCAATGGGGCACTAGACGGTCTTGACTGGAACCTGATACAGGAAACCGTACATAATATCGCAGCAGGGATCACTGATAGCCTCAATGGATTCATCCAGACAACTGACTGGACTTTAGCCGGTCAGTCTTTCGGTAATGGCATCAATACCATTCTGGATTTTTTCCATACTGGCATTAATAACTTTGACTGGGCTGGTACTGGAATGGCTCTTTCTGAGTTTGTCAATAATGCTGTAAACACCATCGACTTTGTTGATCTAGGGCAAACTATATCAGACGGCGTAAAAGGTGTCTTTAATTTTGGTATTACCGCAATTGAAAATATCGAATGGAATACCGTTGGTGAAAAGGTTCGAGATGGTTTAACTGCTGTTGATTGGAATGGAATAGCAGACAAACTGTTTGAACTGATTGGTGCAACTATTGGCGGTCTGGGTGCTTTTCTTGGCGGCCTCATTTCCGATGCAGTTACTGAAGCACAAAAATACTTCCAGGGAAAGATAGAAGAATGTGGAGGAAATATTCCTCTTGGAATTTTAAAAGGAATCAAAGACGGAATCGTTGGTATTGGCGAATGGATTAAAGAACATGTATTTACACCGTTCATAAAAGGTTTCAAAAATGCCTTTGGCATTCACTCGCCGTCGACAGTTATGGCTGAACAGGGTGGTTACATTATCAGCGGCCTTTTGAAAGGCGTAAAAGATAATTCGAGCAAATTTCTTGATGATATTAAAGATATTCCAGGGAAGACGGTAAAATCTATTGGAAATATTAAAGAAAAAGTACACACAAAAGGCACAGATATCATACAGGGGCTTAAAGATGGATTTGAAAACAAATGGGACGGCTTCGCCGGCACTCTATCGAATCTACCGGAAAAAATAAAAAATGCGGTACCAAATTTATTCTCTGTAGGCGCAGATATTATTCGGAGCTTTGCAGATGGATTTTCAAGCATCCATATTCCACTGCCGCATATATCTACGAGTTGGAACAGCCATCAGGTTGGACCGTTGTCATTTAGCACACCGTCGTTTAACCTACAATGGTATGCGAAGGGTGGCTTCCCAGAAGCAGGACAGCTTTTTGTAGCAAACGAAGCAGGACCAGAAATGGTCGGAAAAATGGGAAATAGGAACGCAGTAGCCAACAATAACCAGATTGTTGAAGGCATTAAGAGCGGTGTATTTGAAGCTGTACTTGATGCGTTTAATGCCAGCGGAATACTTGACCGGGATGGCTCTGAAAAAGAAGTTGTCCTTGAATTTACGCTGAAAGCAGACAGTGAAATACTGTACAAAGTAGTTCGTAAAGGTAAGAAAAAGCATGATTACCGTTTTGCGGTAACTGAGACGATTTGACAGGGGGTGTCACATGGACAACATTGTAATTAAAGTGGGCGGTGTAACACTGCCCAAAGAAGTTTCCAAGTTTAAGTGGAAAAAATCGGATGTATCGGCAAAGAATGCCGGAAGAACACAGGACGTTAAGATGCACAAAAACAGGATTGCAAAAAAACGTACTCTGAGTCTTGGATGGGTAAACCTGTCAAAGACGCAGATCACAACAATCCTGCAAGCCTTTGATCCTGAGTATGTAATGGTCACATACTGGGACCCATTGGAAGGCACAGACGCAACTAAGGAATTTTACACAGGTGACATGGAAGCGAACGTAAAATGGTGGGCTAAAGGACATGAGCGTTATTCCACACTTGATTTTGATGTGATTGAGAGGTAATTGGAATGATAAATGTATCAGCTGCATTTAAGACAGCACTTGAAGATGATAACAGGAATTTTTCAGGATCATGTACAATCACATTAACTTCCGGAAAGACAATGATGATTGATAACAGTCAGTTGTGGGATAACGGTTTTGTAATTGATGATTCTACATCTAATACAGGAAGTTTTGATATTGGTTCAGCTATTATTCAGAAATTTACATTGAGACTGAACAATATATATGATGATTTTACCGATTATGATTTTACGGGCGCTGAAATTTCAGATGTAAAGGTGTCATTGCTGCTGGACTCCGGAAAAATGGAATCGGTACAAAAAGGAATATATACAGTCAACGAGACGAGCTATAACGGCGATATTATCACCTTAGAATGCCTTGATAATATGCACAAGTTTGACACGGGATACAGTGTAAGCAACCTTGCGTATCCTGCTACACTTTTCAAAATCGTACAGGATGCATGCGGATGCTGCGGCGTAACTTTAGCAACGGATTCATTACAGTTTGAACATTATGACTATGTAATTTCAGAAAAACCTGAAGATAGTGCTATGACATTTCGCGACATACTAACATGGGTTGGCCAGATTTCGGGACATTTTTGGAAATGTAACAGCAAGGGACAATTGACAGCTGGTTGGTACAACATGTCAGATCTATCAGCGAACACAAATATCCATTTCTTACAGAATAATGTTGTTACAGACATAACTGCTGATACAGACGATGTTGTGATCACATGCGTAAGGGTTGTAACTGAAGATGAAAATTCTAATCAGGTAACTTATCAGTCTGGATCGGATGGATATACAGTTGTTATTGATAACAATAAGCTCATCACAAATGATAACGCTGCTGATATCACTTCAATGATCGGCGAGCGTGTTGTTGGATTGAGGTTTAGGCCAATGACTGTGAGTACATTACAGGACCCAACAATTGAAGCTGGTGACGGTGCTATAGTATATGATCGCAAATTAAAGTCGTATAAGACTTTTTTTACAAATGTCGTATTTTCTATTGATGCCGATAATCAAATGTCAAATGATGCAGAACCAGCACTGAGAAATAGTGCAGAGAGGTTTTCTGAAGCAACAAGGATTTATCAGGATCTGATAAAACGCTTGAACAAAAATAAAACCGAATGGGTAAAGGCCATGGAATCACTCCAGAATGCTATGGATGAAAAAGAAGGGCTGCATCCTGTCACTGAAGAACTGGAAGACGGCAGCCGTATCCTGTATTTCTGCGACCATGCGACCTTAGAAGAATCAAAAGTTGTAATTAAGCTGAATGCAGAAGGCTGGGGAATGTCCACGGATGGTGGTAAGACCTGGAATGTCGGTGCACTGGTAGACGGCACTACGATCACAAAGATTTTAAACGCGATTGGCATCAATGCGGATTGGATCAACACGGGTGCGATCACAATAAAAGATCCTCAAGGCAATGTTATCTTTCAGGCAGATATGGACACTAAAAGAGTGACAATGAGCGGCGAATCGGTGCGACTTGGAAAGTCGTCATTAAAAGATAAGATGGCTTCTTTGGAAAATGATGTTGCATTATCGCGAAATATGACTATGACGCTGACGAACGACTTTCAAACGATCACCACAAACGCAAGTATACCGCCGGGAACGTTTCCTGATGTCAGCACACAGGCTATCGTTATGTACGGATCACAGGATATCACGAAAGAGTGTTCCTTTACGATCACGAAGTCTGACGCAGTATCCGGAAACTGGGACGAAGCTACAGCGACGTACACTGTCACGGGGATTACAGAAGACAGCGCATGGGTGGATATAAAAGCAACGTATCTCAGCACGCTGTCCGTCACAAAGCGCTTCGGCATATCAAAAATAAAGGCAGAAAGCGGAAGAACATACTTTATCGAGCCGTCCTGCAATGTCTTGAAGCGTTCAGCAGATAACACTATGTCACCTAACTTTATCGAATTTAAAGCATATTATCGTGATGGTACAAGCACTACAAGGACCGCTTACAACGGAAGGTTTGTAATCGAAGAGACGAAAGATGGCAATACCTGGACAACGTTGTATACCAGTTCTGCAGATGAAAATACGGTAAAACACTACTTGTATTCCATCCCTGTTGATGGCAGTTCGCAGGCGATCTCAGACAGCACTACGATGATTGGCATTCCCCGTGATGTTACTAACATCCGTTGCAGGCTCTATGCAGCAGGTGGAACAACTACACTAATGGATATGGAAAGCGTTGCTGTTGTCGTAGATGTAGATGCTTTGACCCACGAAGAAATCTTCGATCTTTTAACCAATAAGGGAATGATCAAGGGCATCTATAAAGAGGGAGATCAGATATACATATCTTTCACTTATGCGAAAGGTGGAACGCTTGCATTAGGCGGAGTCGGGAATGGCAATGGAAAGTTAATAATTTTAGATGCATCTGGAAATCAGGTTGGCTATATAGACAATACAGGCGTCAATTTCGAAAAAGGTACATTCACCGGAATACTTAGTGCTACATCCGGGGATATCGGCGGATGGATAATCGATAAGGCAAACGGCACGTTAAAGTCAGCAAATGGAAAAATTGTACTGAATTCAAAAGACGACAGAATAACCATAAATGGTGTTCCGATACGCGCATATGGCAATGGAGTTATTATTGATGGCGGGCTCACTATTCGTACTGGGAGTGATGATTTTTCGGATGGCACAGATAGCTTTCAGCTCTATAATATCTCAACCCTTACGTCAGGAAATTACCTGAGATTATACAACAATGGAGTTTTCCAAAGCTCTTCATCGTCCAAACGTTACAAAGAAATCGGACAGGACATCTCAGAAAAAGATATTGATCCCTGGTACAATATCCAACCGGTATGGGCGAAATACAAAGACGGATATCTTATGAAAAATGACTCCAGAAACGGTATTGAGTTTCCAATGTTCGTTGCAGAAGATGTGGAAGAATATTTTCCACTTGCAGTAGATCATCTTGAAGATGGCAAAGCTGAAAACTGGAATGAGCGAATCATGATTCCTGCTATGTTTGCCATGCTGAAATTCCAGAAACAGAAAATCGATATTTTAGAAAACGAGATTACAGAGATTAAAAAGCTATTAGAAGAAAAAAAGGAGTGAAATGATAATATGGCGGATTCTATAAAAATAGAAGCAATAACAGATTTAGCAGAAGTTACGGCTCTCACAGATGAGGATCTTGTTTCTGTTCTTACAAATTCGGATAAGAAATTGAAAAAGCTCACTTTTTCGAATTTCATTTCTTTCCTGAAAAGCAGGCTTGGCATCAATAATCAGAAGATTCTTTGGACAGGACCGAATGCAATGGCTGCAGATCAGACGATCACTTTGAGTGAGGCTGTCAGTGAGCAAACGAATGGTATTGTAGTCGTGTTTTCCGCACAAGCGGACGGAACGGCGCAGAATTATGAATTTTCTTCGCATTTTATCCCTAAGTCATGGGTAAACAAGCATTCCGGGAACAGGCACATATTTTTGATGGCCAGCCAGACATTGGGATACATGGGAGTTAAGTGCTTATATATCAGAGATTCCAGTATTACGGGTGTCAGCTCGAACGTCACGGACGCCACAACGACAAACAGCGGCGTGAAAACGACAAACAGCCGTTATGTGCTCCGATATGTGATAGGAGTTTAATTGCGCCGGCGCAATTGCCGGAGAAAGGAAAAAAGAATGAAAGAAAACTATATAAAAGCATTTTTTACAGCGATATTCGCACTGATCAGTTCGGTGCTGGGAGTATTAACGGTTCCAGTGCTCCTGATGGTAATCTGCAATGTCCTTGATTACGCTACTGGATTAATGGCATCTACATACAGATCAGAGGATATTAATTCTTATAAAAGTATCCGTGGAATCATGAAAAAAGTGAGTATGTGGCTGCTGGTAATAGTAGGAGCGATTATTGACCAGCTCCTTCTGTATGCTTCCCGGACTGCAGGCGTCACGCTGCCGTTTACATTTCTGGTGGCTTGCATTGTTGCAATCTGGATCATCTGCAACGAGATTATTAGCATCTTGGAAAATATTAAGGACATGGGGGTAGCGATCCCGGCGTTTCTTTTACCGATTGTGGAGCATGTAAAATCACAGGTGGAAGACAAGGTAGACATCAACAAAGATTCGGAGGGCGAGTGATCGCCCTCTTTTAGGAGACACACATGTTAAAAATTATGGGACAGGCTCAGGCGTCTGTGAGTCAGATGCAGGCCTACATCAAAAAAGCAAACCCGGAAGTGACCGATTCGGTCATTAAAATGATCCCGCTCTACATTACAGAGGGAGAGCTGGAAGGAGTAAGAGGAGACATAGCTTTTGCACAGAGCTGCCTGGAAACCGGGAATTTTAGTTTTTCCGGATCCGCTGTAACCTTATCACAGAACAACTTCTGCGGTTTAGGAGTAAACAAAACCGGCGTGAAAGGAAATAGCTTCGATACACCAGCGAAAGGTATCCGAGCGCAGATTCAGCATCTAAAAGCATACGCATGTAACCAGAGACTTAACCAGACTTGCGTGGATCCGCGCTTTCTGTACGTTGCAAGAGGTTGTGCGCCGTATGTGGAACAGCTTGGCATCCAGGAAAACCCCAAGGGACAGGGATGGGCAGCTGGAAAAGATTACGGAAAACAGATCATCGAGATCTTGAATAATATAATTAATACAAAGGGAGAGAGCGATACTATGATTACAATCACAAAAATGATCAGTAAAAAGAATTGTTACATCGGGCAGAACAAACCGGCATACGTGGTGATCCATGAAACCGATAACTGGAGCAAGGGAGCAGATGCGAAAGCGCATGCAACAGCCATGAAAAATGGAAACCTGGCCGGAACTGTGCATTATTACGTAGATTCTAAGTCTATCTATCAGACGCTGGATCACAGCGACGGCGCCTGGGCTGTAGGCGACGGAAAGGGCAAGTACGGCATCACGAACCGGAATTCCATCAACATCGAAATCTGTGTAAATCCGGAAACAGATTATTACACAGCAGTAGATAAAGCTGAGCAGCTGGCGGCATTCCTTCTGAAACGGTATGGATGGTCTACAGACCACCTGAAACGCCATTACGATGCATCCAGGAAACATTGTCCGCGCAGAATCCTCGATGAAGGACTCTGGCCGAAATTTGTAGAAAAGACAGCTGCATATATGAAAGGTACATCAGGAAACACATCAACTACGAAAGGAGCTTATATGTTCACGCCAAACGCAGTAAAAGCAGGAGACAAAAACACATCCGTCTTGTTGCTTCAGGAAATCCTGAGAGCAAGAGGATTTAAAGGAAAGGATAAGAAAGAGCTTGACCTTGACTGGTCCGCAGGGGACAATACCATTTATGCCCTTAAACAGTACCAGAAATCAAGAGGATTAGAAGCTGACGGTATTTGTGGAACTGCGACTTGGAAAGATTTGATTGCGATTTGAGCACATGAAATCAAATACAAAGTAAAAATAATACCCGGCAGGTATTCATCTGCCGGGGAAATATTGTATCATCTTCATAAAATTTTCGTGTTGCATTTCGTGTTGCATAGGTATATAATACGTTAAGTCGAATCTGATTTTATTACACATGCAAATAATAAAATATGCAGTAAAATCAAGGGTTTCGAGAAAATGTAGTAAAATAGCGGTTTACGGGAAATGCACCAATACGGGTTCAAATCCTGTTGCCCCGATTTAAAAAGCCTTGATTTTCAAGGCTTTTTGTTTTTCGTGTTGCATTTCGTGTTGCATAAATCATTGAAGTGATTATTAGCAATGTCTGAATATTCTTTTGCTTTATCTGAAAGAGCATGTCTGTATACTGCTTTTAAAACCCCATCATTACTCCAGCCACCACGTTGCATGATATAAGCGTCAGGAACGCCAAGGGCGTGCTGGATAGAAGCGGAGTAGTGCCGGAGATCATGAAAGCGGAAATGTGGCAAACCTGCACCTTTCAGGCAATGCTCAAAGCGTTTCGTTATAACATCTGGATTAAGATCTACAATTCTTCCACGAACCCCGTTCAATTTTTTAACGACAAAATCAGGAAAATCGATATATCTGTCACCAGCATATGACTTGGGCGTCTTGATAATCCATTCCAGATTCTGATTCAGAACCATATTCTTGTTTACATGAACGATACTTCCGGAAATATCATCCGACTCCAATGCGCAGATCTCTCCACGACGCATGGGGCCGAATGCAGCGAGAAGGATAGGAATCTCCATCTCAGTTCCCTCGACAAAGCCAAGGAGCTGCTTTATTTCATTATCTGTAGGAATATATAGATCAACCCGCTTCTTCTTCGGAAGAGCTGTATTTAGTGCAAATTCTGGCCGATATGCTTTGAAAGTTGCAGATATAAGCCCATGAATATTTCTCACTGTTTTCGGTGAATGAGTAAGAGATTCATAATTTATTGCTTTCTGCACATCATCTTGCGTGATCAGGTCTATTTTCTTCTCCATTAAATCTTTACAATATCTTTTACGCATTTTTTTGTATTCAGATACGGTCCTTGGTGACAATACATTTTCTCTGGAATTAATATAGTTATCCATTGCATCTCCGAAGGCTATTGATTGTATACCCGAAAACTGTTCTTTATCCGCCGCCCATGCAGCGGCTTCTGCCTCGCACTTTCGTTTTCCTTTTGCAGAAGGATCATCACAAGTGAAGGACTTATAGATCCGTTTCTTTTTCACAGAACCGTCAGGTTGAATCTGTTCCTCGAAATGAGAGAACACCTGACATCTCCATGACCCAGACGGAAGCTTTTTTGCAGTTGCCATAGTATCTCCTCCTTAAAAATGGGTATAAAAATAACAGCCACACAAACGTTCGGCTTGTGTAACTGCTCCGAAGATGATACAATATTTTTGCGAAACTGAGTAGCATCTTCGGAAGCTACGTGCCGGTTCGGTGTTGGTAGCACTGGACCGGCTTTTTTACTTTATTTTTGCTTTACAAGTGAAACAATTGCTAAAATAACGTTAACTAAGCACCAAGTTGCCCAGATTCTTAAGTCAGAAAAACTTCCTGCTAATGCATAACCGAAAAAGGTAGCAATGCCAAATAATACAATAAGTGCGATGTTTCCACCTTTACCGCTCTTACGAGTCGCAATGGATACAATGCCTCCGGCAAGTAGCATGATAGCAACGATGATTCCGGCAGATCCGCTTACTTCACCTGTTTCACTAAGAGAGTTGTTAAGACCAGCAGCACATGATTGAAAGGCAACCATAAAAAATAACACAATAGATAAGATTCCAGATACTAATTTCCAAGTTTTCATTTTATCCCCTCCGTATTAAACATCAATTTCAAAAATAGCAGATTGTTTTTTCCCATTGCTGTCATATGTGTAAAAGTTAATTTTAAAGCTACCAGCATTATCAACACCAATGCATGTCTGAGCCTGACAGGAGGCACCAATAGGTGTTTCTTGTGGGTACATTGAGATGTTGCCAGGATACGAATATCCCATTTTCCCGGTATTATCAACAATACCATCTTCCAGACTTATATATAGTCCGTTCATAAGATCATCGTCATAACCAAGATTTTCATAAGTGTAGGTTACAAGATAAACAGCGGCTGGATTCTTATCACTATATTCATTACGATCATCAGTCGCTTCGACAGAATCAACTGTGATTTTCCATTGACCTTCTACCACATATGATTCCCCAATTTTATATGTATCTTGAGATGTGGATTTAGCTCCTGAGGAAGCTTCGTCAAGCTGCTTTTGAAGTTCATCTATTGTTTTTTGCATCTCGCTGATTTGATTTTCTAATTGTGCAATTTTATCATCTTTGGCATCTGCAAAAACAGGAATGCATGGAGAAAGAGCGAGAGCACCAGTTAATAATACTGCAAAAATCTTTTTCTTCATTAAAATCTTCTCCTTTTTTATGTGCTTTGAAATAATTATTCCTGAGTATCTTCAGTATACATAGTAAAAGAAGAACTGAAGCTTTCCCAGTCGGCTTTATTTTCTGCATAGGTTTGCGTGGTTTCCTCACCGCTTGAAGAGTCTTTCACTACAAGCTTATAATCTACATCTTTTTCTGGAACTCCGTTAACCTGCTGATATGTTGGCGCCATGAGTAACGGAAGAAATCCGATAAAATATTCTGATGGAGCCAGATCAGAGGATGCAAGCTGAATTTCAAATTCTGTCATATCATCGTTGTAGGTAATATTATCGACATTGGGATAATTATCATCATCATCCAAAATCTGTTTGATATAATCATCAAAACTGTTTTTCAGGTATTTTTTCCATTTTTTCTGTTGCTTTTTATCAAGCGTGTAAGAAATGGAACCATCAGAATTAGTTACTGTTTCTTTTGCCTCGGGCAAATCTGTAGTGCTTTCTTCTGTGGCACTTTCCTCAGTACCGTAATTTGGAACAGTGATAGTGATATCTTTGGCAAATACCGTTGCCGTAGATGATGTGACAAGTGTTGCTGATAATAGTACAGCAAATAATTTCCTTCTCATGTAGGTATCCTCCTGAATTTTTTATTAAAACGCCAAAGCGAATTAATTCATTGGTATATACGAAAAGATTTGTACAATAAAATATTTTACTACTATAAAATGTAATATACAAGCGTAAAGAAGGAAATCTTTTTATAATGATATTATCATTTGCAATTAACCATAATTATTAAAATATGTATTTGACAAATATTTTAGTGATTTGTATAATATACTTAACAAGGGAGCTGGAAGGTGACTGCACTTCACCTGACCCGGCGAATTTAATACTTAGTTATCATAGAGATAGCCGTTCCTAAACTTTGACGAGAGCAGGACGGCTATTTCTTATTTTTCATATTCAGGATTGCTATGATCAGCATGGCAACGCCAAGAAGAATCTGCAATTTTTCATATGTAGTCATAATAATCACCTCCCCGGTAAGGTGTCCGGATAAGGTGAGAGCACGTCCCCCAGTCCCCTGGGTAAGTATATTATTAAAGCACAACGCTCCAAATCTGGAGCGTTATCAATCTGGCGATGCAATTAAATGCATTACTGCAAATGGTTCAAAATAAATTATGTAATTATCCACAGATACACATAATCCATACTTTGATTTATAACAATCAATAGCTTCTTTTAAATATTCTTCTGTGGCATCCAAATATTCAGCCATCTCATAAAAATTCCTGCAACCGTATTCATAAGCTCTGATCAGACCCGTAAGCCCGATTTTAAGATTATATCCATATAATCGTGCACGATATTCCTGCTTACGGTTCATGGCATTACTCTGATCCAAAATATCTCCAGTAGTAGTGTAATGATGTCCAAGCTCTTCTGCCAGTACGCAGGACTTTTCTACCTGAGTAGGAAGTGACCGATTAATGGCAATTCTGTTCTTGTATATCCGGCCGCCATAACCAGAAAGCTCCTTTTCTTTAACGATCAAATTTTCCGAATCGGATAGAGTTAATAGTTCTTCGTAAGTCAATCGGATCACTCCTTTTATAAAAAGTAAAAAGCACCCATGCTTGGTAGCATGAGTGCTTTTCAACCGTAATCAATACGGTTATCTCTGTATCAGTATACTACCATAGTAAGAAAAATATTTCAAGTGAAATATAGAAAATATTCTAAATTTTTATTTATCGAATTTGTTATAGTCAATGTCATCTTTGGGCATATCTCTAAGAATATAAAGGTCATTTAAATTTCGAATTCCCATTTTACTACGAACGTACTCAAAAGCATTTGGTTGGATATGCTGCTGAAGATCGGACAGCATATTATATAATTTCGAAATAAATATTTTATATTCTGCATTAGGCAGATAATATTTAAAATACACAATAAGATCAAATATTCTTTGACATGAATCTCTTGTATATGCTGGACGTAAATTACAAATATATTGCTCTTTGATACGTCCGGAATTTTTATGAAATTTATCTCGATCTCGGCATAAACAGTAAATACGCTCATTATGTGCGCAGGAATTCCTTACTTTTCTCATCCAGTGCAAACTACCAATTAATAGTTTTACATTTGGAAGGTTGTTTATATCTGACATACCATATAGCTGACAAATTGAATGCGTAACATCTGTTTTACTATATTGAAGAACAGAGATAAATGTTGAAAAATTTACAACTTTTAACATAATCCATGTTGGTATTTGCTTATGATTTTCCATGTAGAACTTGACATAATCAAGATGACTTTTACTTAGTTCACTGTAAGCCGATGAAATAGTATTCATTTTATTTTGCAATGAATGTTTCGGATTATAGGCGTTGGTATCGTACCAAGCTATTTTTCCATCATCATTACATTTATCAAAACGGTATCCAGTGAGAGTACGAACCTCTTCTTCGACTTGAGTTATGTATCGAAGTAAGAAAGAACGCAGTTCATCATCGAATTGTTTCAAGTAATACATTTGATCAACAGATGTATTAGAAATATAAATATGATTTCCATTACTATCAGTACCACAAACAAAAGGGTTTTTATATCCATTTATGATATTGAAATATCCAGCACGAATGAGAATTCGCTTATGGCTGGAACCGGAACAGACTATTTTCTTATCATTTCGTAACTTTCGCATTTGTTGATTATATGTTAGAAAATATTTATCATCAGCCATTATCACAAATTCCTCCTATAACCATTCTTTATCATCTTTCATAACATCATCCGCATGCCTCTTTTGTTCCTCAGTTGCATTTCTATCATTTGCAGCGCTTGGCAGCAGTGCATCCTCCATCTGCTGGGTGGAGAGGAGATTCTTGGAATAGGTAAGAACCTTTCTTTGATTGTGATCGGACAGTTGCTCATATATCACATCAAGCTCATGAGTTTTAGAGTATTTTCCTATAGTTTCTGGAAGCATTGTAGTTTGATTTGTTCGTCCTAATAAAAAATCAATATCTACATTAAAATAATCTGCAATTTTTTCGAGAGTTTCAAAATCAGGCTCACGTGCACCTGTTTCATACATTCCTATAGTACTGCGGGAAATACCTATTTTTTCGGCAATTGCACTTTGAGTTAAATTAGATGAAGTACGCAACTTTCGAAAAATATTTTGAAAGTTCCCCATAATGTACCTCCTTGTAGTTGATAAATTTATGTTATCACAAAGCGTGATAAAAGTAAACACAAAAATGTCACGAAAAGTGATTGACAGTAGACACCGATAGTGATATATTACAGGTAGTCACAAAGTGTGACAGAAAGGAGTGAGAAAAATGATTCCATATGGAAAGAGATTAATAGAATTAAGAGGTAACAAAAGCCAGGAAGAAGCAGCGAAAGATATAGGAATTGCCACTTCTACGCTTGGAATGTACGAGACAGAGAGAAGAGTTCCTAGAGATTCTATTAAAATCGCAATAGCAAATTATTATGGCAAATCCGTACAGGATATTTTTTTTACTCCTTGATGTCACGAAAAAGGACAAATAAATAATTTAGATACCCAGAAAGAGGTGAGAAAGACGATGAGAAAATTAAATGAGTTTCTTACTAATATTGTTGAGAAAATTTTAAAAAAATCCGCTGGCAAAACACAAAGTTTAACCAGCAGACAATCAGCACAATTTTGGGATGGACTTTTGGATGCAGTTTGATTTTGATTTACAAATTTATATTTGCTTAACGAAATCACCAGAGAATAAAGAATCAGCTTAGGAGGTGAGAAGAATGAGAAAACCACAGATAGTAATAAAAACAGATGGAATCATGAACACGAAAGTTCTGGTTGATGGAAAAGAATTGGAAGGAGTTGCAGGAATAAGATTTTCTCAGAGCTATAAAGAAAATGCAGGGCTTCCAACTTTACAGATTGATCTAAAGGCGACAAATGTTGCTTTAGATGCAAAAATGCTCCCTGCATTGCCAGAGCCATTTCACAATCAATATCTTCCAATCGGAAAATTGTTGGATGTAGTTCCAAAAGAAAAAATGGCAGAGCTTTGCAGGGAGTGCGGAATAGAACTGGATTTAGATGCTCTTTAATTCATTGGGAGCAGAAGCAAGAATAGGACATTCGCTTTCACATGGAGAAATACAAGGTAATTCGCTGATACCTTTTTCCCAGGAATCCATATTAAAAATATAGGTAACTGCAAGCTGAATATCCTTGTTTTCTTTTGGGCAAAAACCAGTTACATAATGAGCCTTTTGCATATACGTTTCTCCTTTCTTCGATACTCGGCATGACAGTGCCTGTATTTATAGGATAGGAGCATACAGCTCGACAGTCAATGAAAGACGTTCGACAATTTGCTTAAATTTTTATAAAGAGGTGAAAAAATGGATGGAGCAACAAAAAGAGTTTCTGAATATATCAGACAAAAAGGATTTAACCTGTCAGATATATCAAGAAAAACTCATATTCCGTACATGGCATTGTACGACAGTCTCTTCAATGAAAAAAGAAATCGCGATTTGCGGGTAGATGAATTTCTGATCCTATGCAATCACCTTGATGTTAATCCGATTATTTTTTCAGACGATCAGAGAAAGGCGGTTTAGATGGAGCGAATAACAAAAAGCTGACAGGAGCGCCGTCCCATCAGCTTTTGCCTAAATTTGTTCACCCTATGTATTTTGCAGACTGTTCACTTAAGCCCCAGTCCGTTGCAGAAGCCCCAGACCATTGCATACATGTTCAGTCACACCTGCGGCGCCAAGCGTTTCTATGGAATACTTCGCCACTTATGCAGTTTTAGTTCTGCAATTTGAGTAAAAAAGATTAGCGGCCCATTAGTTGACGAATATAAGGGATTTTTTATAAGTATCACAGTTTTTTTGTAGTAGTGTCTCTACTCAATACCTATAAAAAACACTTACCCAGTTTAAAGTGCCTTGGGAACCACTGCGGCAAACCTTATAAAGGGAACAGGGCAAAGTCAAAAGTTTGGTCAAAATAAACCGCTCCTTTCATTGCCCGTATTTGGGTTTATGAAAACATTTTAACATTGTGTGAAAAATATTTCAATAAGCCAAAGAAGGAAGAATTAATTCAACTAAATAATTTAGATACCCAGAAAGAGGTGAGATAAAAAGCAATGAATATAAAAGAGATGAATTACCCTGTTAATGCCGGAATCACCAAGGCCATAAAAGAAAAAGGATTAAAACAGGTTTATGTAGCGGAACGCGTTGGCTGTACACCACAGAAGTTAAATGACATGATTGCAGGGAGATGTTTAATTAAGGCCTGCGATATTCCCAAAATTGCAGAAGCTCTTGGCGTTGAAATAAATTATCTTTTTGGAATAGAGAAAGGAGCATAGGCAAATGAAAAAAGATCTCATACAGCTAGAAGTAGCTGTGGATATAACAGAGGCACAGAAGAAAGTAAGCTATTTAGTGGAATTATTAAAAGAAGCCAATTCATTGGCAGATGAACTGGCTTCCAAAAAACTCAATATTTTTATTTATATGAAATGTTGAGTTTAAGATCAATTTCATTATGACAAAACGGGCAAAGACTTTTTCCAGGAGTTACGGAAACTGAGGAGTGACAATGCGGACATTCTATATCGTAACAACGAGAATTTACTTGTTGCTCAATATTAGAACGCATTGTTTTTTCTAAATCTCTGGAAAAACGATTCATGTCAGATTTGCTGAATAAATTATATTTTTTTGCCATACATACACCACCTTTCTATTAAAATTGAACGTTCTAATAGCATGTTACTATAAAAATACTGGAATGTCAATATAATGTATAGAAAATATGTTTGCACACAATATATTGTGTATATATGTAATGATTTAGATATCCAGAAAGAGAGGTGAGACAAACAATGCCAAAAGTAAAATTAAACCGCGATGCTCCACTTAATGAAGCCGCAAAAAGATTTTATCACTTTTTCAGAGCTGGAAAGAGTAAAGCCCAGATCTGTAAAACAATGGGATACAGTGATGCGACAGACTGTAACAGGCTCAAAGCCCCGGAGTTCTTTACACTCCGGGAGCTGAGAATCCTTTACAAAGAAGCAAAACTACCTGATGAAGAATTTATGAAGATGATCCGAGAGGAGAAATAAATGAAACAGTACATAATCATAATCCTCTGCATCCTTGCAGGAAAGTATGTAGAGCTCCCGATTTGGCAAAATGTCTTCTTCGGGATTGCATCATTCTGGGCAATATCCCAGGTAGAGAATGTTAATAAATCATAAGGAGAAACTGAATGTTTAAAGAAAGAATAAAGGAAGTTTTAGAACTGGTACTTGAAGCAGAAGATAAAACAGATATCTATCTGGATTTTGAATATAACATCCAAGGTAAAGTTTTATGTATTTGTGCTGAAGGACATGTATTCGCTGCTTCTAACAACAAATACATGGAAGAAAGTATTCAAGAGATGAAAGATTATCTGAAAGCATTGATTGAAGGTGGAGAAACACAATGACTGAAGAAGAAAGAATGAGGGAAGTAGAACGGATTTCCAAAAGAACCCGGGAATCCGTCAAGATCCCTCCGGATCAACAGAGAACCATTCGTATTGTGCGATCAAGCTATGTAGGGACTATGGAAGAGGCGATCCAGAAAGCAAAAGAGATGGAAGGCCTCTATGGGCCAATCGAACACATAGAATAAAAAAGACTCATGTAACGCGAATACATGAGTCAGGGTGACTTTCTGCCACTTGGATAACAAACCTATAAAAAATATAACATCCAGGTGTCAGAAAGTCAAGATTCAAGCAGGAAAAACCTGCTATATTTTTAACCTTTTTCCAGGGGCGCAAGCCTCTTGGAAGCTCGATTAGGGGTATTAGACTTACGACAGGAGACACTTATATGAGATGGGCATATATCAGAGAGGTATGGGAGTTTGACAGTACCATAGAGATAGAGGAAAAGCATACAGGAAGGTATGGAGCAAAGGGACAGGTAAGAGAAGAAAAAAGAAAAGCCACTCCGGAAGAGATCGCAAAGCAGAATCAGTGGAGACGGCAAAGAGATGTCAGGAGGCTAATCAAGTGGAACTTCTCCCCGGGCGATTACTGGATGACTCTTACCTACAAAAAAGGAGAACGCCCCACATGGGAGCAGATGAAAAAAGACCTGGCAAAGCTGATCAGGAAATTAAGAGCAAAGTATAAAAAGAACGGGTGGGAGCTGAAATATATCTACCGTCTGGCAATCGGAAAGAAAGGTGGTCCCCATGTACATCTTCTGGTAAACCGCGAAGCCAATGAAATCACCGGTACAGACAAGCTGCTTTCAGAACTCTGGGAAAATGGACATGTATATTTCACTTCTCTTTACGACGCAGGCGGATATGTAAAACTTGCAGAATATATCACAAAACCCCTGGAAGAACATGAACCGGATGAGATCAAACGTTATAGCTGTTCCCGGAACCTGATCAGAAAGGAACCAGATAGAGAAAAAGTCAAACGCCGGAGTCTGGTAGACAAACGGGGACAGATGATATACCCAACTGCCCGAAAGGGATACTACATAGACCCTGAGTCAGTAAAGATGGGAATCAATCCGTTTACTGGTTACGCGTACCGTCATTATACACTCATAAAGATAGACAGGAGGATTTAAAGATGGGAGAACCCAGGATGGCAAGAGTAGATGTCACTCTTATCCTTAGTAAAAAAGTCGGAAAAGTAAAAGAAGGGAAATACATATACTCGATTTTTAGCAAAGATTTCCCTAAAGGTCCCGGGAATCCCATTCATGGTTCTGGTGAAGTGAAGGATACAACAGTAAACCGTGAGGCATTGCAATGCCTGGTGGATGCCCTGCAAAGAATTCACCGCCCGTCTTTACTCACGGTCCACACAACCATCGGGTACCTTCAGAACGGATACCGAAGCCTTCCGGAATGGAAAGAAAATGGATGGACCAGAAAAGACAAGAAAGAATTGCGCAATGCAGACCTTTGGCAGCAGGCAGACAAGCTGTTAAGCAGTCATGCAGTGCGATTCAATATACCACAAAATGATGAAAACACGGAAAGGAGAACATGATGTTCGAGAAATTTGGAGAAATGAGTTCATACACAGAAATCAATGAATTAGCAGCCAATCTCCTGCAGGAAGGAGACATTGACAGCTTAAAAGAACTGGCGAAGGAAAACGGCATCCCGGACGATTATGTCGAGATGTATCTGGAAGAAGCCATTCCCGCACTCTGCGATTCTACATCTGCAGCTATAGGCAAAATCGATATGGAATGCGCAGAATTAAAACCAAAGGAACTGATGCTGGACTGGGTAGAGTACATCAAAGGACTTTGCATGGAAAATGAGATGATCGCTCATCAGGTTCGTAAGAAAGGCAAGAGTCTGCAGGGATGCATCGCAGTTTTGCTGACATATTCTTTTAAGAATCAGATTGAAGTGGACAAGGCAATCATAAAGGCGGCAAAGATTAGTGCCAGCAGAGTAACTTTCGGTATTCCTGGTATGGCAAAAGCCAAGGAGTTGATCAGAGATTATTATCTGGGAGGCAGCCGAAAATGAAAAAGAAAGAGATTGAGAAGATACCTTTTGCAGGTAGCGCAAAGGCAGGGAAGAAATATCTCAATACCATATCCGCCTTCGTTCAGGAGATCAAAGAAGAACGTCATCTGTTTGTAGAAGTATATGAAAACAGGAAAGAGAAGCTTCAGACTCCCTGGATTCGAATGGTGTTCACTGAAAAAGACTGGGGACTTTATTACCCGGAATCTGGCATCTGGTCGGCAGCAGGACTGGAGGAAGAAAAACGTAAAATACAGTATACCTTTGCTCCTCAAACAAATAAAGCTTATATAACAGAAACAGAGATTGATCGGATATGGAGCTTTAACTCTTGCGAGTGGCTCAATAAGAAATTTCATAGCTGGATGGATGTTCTGGAGAGCCTGATCAATAACATCCGAAGCGAGAGAACACAAAAGCGGAGCACAAACCGCAAGCTGAGATTAGAAGAAAGAATCCAGAATACACCGCCACTTCCGACAGATCTGCAGGAATGGGCAAGGAGAAAACTGTTTTCAAATGAACACTTTTTATATTACAAGCGCCATGGCAGATATACGGATATTGCCTGCTCTGCCTGTGGCCATGTGACAACGATAGCAATCAAACGTGGGGAGAGTTTTGAGAGTCGGTTTGAAACGGTGATTGATCCACCCGTAAATAACAAGCCCGGAATCTGTCCATACTGCAAAAATCTTGGAACCTATAAGGCCCAGGGAAAGACAAAAGGCGTATACGGCAGGGGAGAATACTGTTTTGTAGCCCAGCCATACAAAACGAACGGGGCAGTGATTCGATATGTAGAGATTGAAAAGATTTACAGACTGGACACAATGGCACAGGAAAAGCAGGAAGTTATGCTGGAAGCAAAAGAGAGCTACATCACAACAGAAATTGCCCGCACCTACCTGGAAGAAGGAAAACGTCCTCAGACAGATTATCACAAATATTCTTCCTATACCGGAGAATTCTGGGATGACTGTAATCTGTATGGCATGAACAACATCCGGATTTCCGAGGCAGAAGTATATGAAAAAAGCTATGAATGGTTAAAAGGCACATTCCTTCAGTATTCAGGAGCAAAAGAGTACAGCAGATTTGAACCCAAATATAATCTCACGGGTTATCTGCAGAAATATGTCCAGTGGCCGCAGATCGAAATGCTTTCCAAGATGGGGCTGCACAAAATAGTCAGGGAAATGATCGGCGGATATATCGGGATTGTCTTGGATCAGAATGCCACACACCCGGAAGACTTTTTAAGAATCCGCAAGGAAAGAATCCGGAATTTAGTAACAGTAGAGGGAAACGCGGACTATTTAAAAATCTGGCAGATGGAACGCAAGGAAAACCTTCATTTGTCAGAGAAAGAAACTATTTTTCTGGCTGAGAGTTCAATGAACGAAAGAGATATTGTCGAAGTGCTGAAATATACGACTGTCACAAAGTTTATGCATAAGATGGAAAATTATGCCGGTGTAGACGTTCCGGACAGTTTCATAGAGCAACAATTATGTGGACATGCAGCAGAAGTCCTGAGGGTTACCTGCAGCTTATACATAGATTACCTGCACATGAGAACTCAGAGACAATATGACTTAACGAATCAGATCTATTTGTTTCCGCGTGATCTTCAGGCGGCTCATGATCGGATGGTCTTAGAAACCAACCAGGAGAAAATCGAAAAGAGGAACCGGGAAGTAAGTGAGAAATACCCGAACATCCGTAAGAATTACCGCAAACTCAGAAACCGATATTTCTTTGAGGATGAAGAATACCTGATCCGTCCTGCGCGTTCAGCAGAAGAAATTGTAGCAGAAGGACGGTTCCTGCATCACTGCGTAGGCGGAGATAATTATTTACATAAGCATAATACCGGTGTAAGCACGATCCTGCTCCTCCGGTTCAAAAAACAGCCAGAGATTCCTTACATAACTGTAGAGATCAGCAATACCAGGATCCAGCAGTGGTATGGCATCAGGGACACCAAACCGGATGAGAAAAATATTAAGAAATGGCTGGAAAAGTACATAAAGGCATTGAAAGAAAAACAGGAAATATTGGCTGTAACAGCATAAGGAGGACACTATGGAATATATACAGTTAAGCATGGACGATTACATCCAGAGTAAGAATGAGATCAAACAGGAATTAGGTGGAATTGTAAAGAGCTTCGTGCGGATCGGCTGGCAGCTGACCAGAATCAATAAGTCAGAAGCATACAAACATGATGGCTACAGCACCATTGCAGAATTTGCCAAAGCAGAATATGGCATGAATCCATCAGGAGTCAGCCGCTTCATGAAAGTATATGAGAAATATTCCGTTCCGGGAGATACACCAGAGCTTCAGGAACAGTACAGGGAATTCAAATTCAATAACCTGGTAGAAATGCTCCAGCTTCCGGAAGAAGACCAACAGATATTCCGTCCGGAGGATAAAAGAGAGGACATCCGCGAATTAAAAGACTTTAACAAAGAAAATGAAAGTAATCCGATGAATCTCTTAGATTGGAAATCTGCACAGAGTACAGAGGATAAGCTCCACGCCACGATCCAGGAATTCTTCCGGGAAAAGACAGGAATCCTCAATGCCCTGTACAGCAGTGAGGCATACCAGTCCGGAAACATCAAGGAAATGGCACAGATCATCAACCCTGGTGACAGCATGAGTTATCGAAAAGGAACGGTCTTCTTAATGTTCCATCAGGAAGATATCACAGTCAAGATATTCAATGGAGAGATGAGAAATATCTCCTGGGACCAGTTTTTTACATATACACAGGAGATATTTGCGGAAGCGGCAGCAGGGGCAAAAACATATGAGAACTACTTCGGAATCCCGGAAGAAACTCCTGATCCAACACCAAAAGAGAATCCAGAACTTGCTCCAATGTCAGTACCCGAACACGATGTTCACCCGGAGCCGGAAATTGCGCCGGCGCAACCAGACCCGGTGGGAAAAGTGGAAAACTCTGTGGATAAAAGTCAAAAAACAGCAGTTGAACAAAAAGAAGAGCAAGACGGAGAAAACACTAGCTCGATCACACCGTTAGAAGAACCAAAAATAGAGACGAAAAATGAAGAAAAAAGTCAAGAAACAGCACTTAAAGAAACAGAACCTCAGATCCCTGGACAGGATAACATCATAAATCACCCGGAATACATGCCGAAACCAGCGGAAGCACCAGAAACGGAACCAGTGACAGAAAGTCACCAGTTGCCAGAAGAACATACCTCCGATACTGGCAAAATATCATCCGAAGAGCCAGAAATTGCGCCGGCGCAATTCGAATCAGAGAAACCGGCAGCAGAGCCTATGACCAGAAAAGAATATATAGATACTCTGACGGCTTACGGAACAGCAGAATATATAGCTAAAGCAATGAGAACTTTCTCAAACAAGACCTATAACACACTCCTGGATAAAGATTTCTGGAATGAATGGCTAACTGGAAAAGTGGACCACAATGGAAGACCATGGGAAGAATAAGGGTACTCTAAAATCTACATAGATATGCCTGCTCCCAAGCCTGTCAACGGGAGCAGGAGAAAGGAGAAATATGAATAGATTAACAGAAAAAGATAATCAGGGAAACTGGGCATTGAAAGGGATTAGCTGGCAGCAGTTGTCTATTGGACAGAAAATAACAAAAGAGGTAGGGGAGAAGCTTTACGGAGCTTTGCACAAACTTTTAGATTATGAGGAAGCAGGATTGAATCCAGATGAAGTAGAAAGACTGAAAGATAAGAATAGATGGATTCCACTTGGTGAGGGACTGCCGGAGCTGGACGAATATATCCTAATATCATTTGCAAATTTCGATATTCCGGAGATTGGCAGATATAAAGTTGACAAAGAAGGTAGTGGAGCATTTTATCCAGGCGATGATAATACAAGTTACGCACAATTTGATCTTTACGTAAATGCATGGAGACCACTTCCGAGATCATATGAGGAGAGTGAAAAATGAATCTCAGACAGAAAAAGAAGTTGTTCAGAAAAGTAACAGGTCAGAATCCGCCAGGATGGATGTATTACACTAGCCGCCGATTTCACAATTTTCTCCATAAGCCTTGGGGCGGCCTGGCAGAACTGAAGAAACAGGAGGCTTCCAGGGCAGTAGAAGATTTTAACCGAAATATTACAAGGAGGAACACATGGATAAGATCGTCACATCGATACAGCAGATAGATATATCAGAACTCAGATTCCCGATCATAGCAGCATATGAACATCCCGAGGATTATCCGGATAAATGCGTTGCCAGGATCTTTGATCTGGACAGAGCAACAGATACAGTAATTTTAAAAGATACCATAAAAGAGCTACATGAGGATATCAGAAGCCGCTTTCCTGTAGCCTTCTTCAAAGCTACAGAATACGATCTTCCATCAATAAGGGGGTGCTGGATACTATGAACCAGGAAGGATTGCTATTTCCGAAAGGAATCATCAGAAAAAAACGAAAGAAACATCATAAAAGCATCATAGACAGAGACATAAAAGGACAGTGCTTCATCTGCCAGAAACGAGGCTATACAGAACGCCATCACATCTATGGCAGTGCAAACCGAAAATACTCTGAACAATACGGTTTAACCGTATATCTTTGCCCGGAGTGCCACAGAACCTCAGAGATTGCCGTACATAGAAACAAAGAGGTCAGAACCACCCTGCAGCGGATTGGCCAGAGAGCCTTCGAAACCAAATGCGGCAGCAGGGAGCAGTTCTTTAAAATTTTTGGAGAAAATTATCTGGAGGATGAAAAATGAATGTAGGAAAAGCAACAGCAATATTTAAAAACATTCATAACGAGGAAACAGGAGTAGAGGACAAACTTACAGCTATTCAAGACGTAAGCGGCTGGGCTACGCACAATGGTATTACCAAGAAAGAAATGATAGAAGTTATTCGATGGCTGATTGAAAATATATCTAAGGAGACACGCCCGATGAACGATGACAGAGCAAAGACCTGTAAACACAGTACCGGACAGATTGGCCAGCTTGCAGTATACGTCCTTCCAACCTGTCCCCATATGCATATCATCAGGGGAAAATACGTTACAGCAAAAACGAATTGCAAAGACTGCAGATTCTGCGAGGAGAGAAAATGAGGACGCTAAAGATCTTATATTTTTTATTTACAATATTCATAGCATGGTACTATTCAGAAAAGAACAATGCAACAAGAACGATGTTCTGCTGCGCTCACATGATTATAGCAGCTATCTATATAGTTAGTGCATAGAAGGAGAGAAAATGAACCTGTATGAGATTACAGACACGAAAACAGGAAAAGTGATAGAACCTGCCATAGCCCTGAAAGAAGCATCAGAAAGGATTAACTGTAAGCCGTACCTAGTACAAAATGCTTATTACGGAGGATATCTTGTGAAACGCAGATATAGAATAAGACTTGTAGATGAAACGGTTAAAAGAAAAGATACAATCTGGATAGAATGGGACGTATACAGAAGATGGATATTAAAATTATGCAGGAGGGATGAATAATGGGAAGAAATGTTGAAGGCTATCCGGATCCAACAGCCAGTAAAGCAATCCAGGCAGCAGAACGTATGCCGACACACATCTACAACGCATATTGTGTGATCAATAATGTTGCTGGACTTCTAGGACTGGAGATAACCGGAATCCGAGACAAGAAGACAAAAAAAGAATGGCAAAGGAGGTGAAACGATTTTGTGGGTGATTTTTTTAGGCTCTGGAATGTTATTTGGAATTGCCGCCCTGGTTTTAGTTTGGATAGGCAGCAAAGTGATCCTGTCAATCAGGAGACAGCAGAAGAAATTCGAGATTGAGGATGAAACGTACAACAAATTGAAGAAAGCAATTAAAGAAAAGGAGATAAAAGATGAAAGGTAAAATCATTATCGGAATCGTGGCAGCGGCAGCAGTTATTGGCGGAGGATATACAGTATCCCGCATCAAATTTATTGGCACCGGAAAAGTAGGCATTGTTTATAACTATAAAGATGGAGTGAAAAACACGGTGCTTACACCAGGAGCACATTTTATAGCACCGATGAACAAGGTAAAAGAATTCAGTACCAGTAATGAGATTCTTGTTCTCACAAAAGACAAAAGAGAAGGCAGTAAGGAAGATGATTCCTTCAAGGTTGCCACTTCTGATGATGCCAGTATTGCAGTGTCATTCCAGATGAGTTACCGATATGATCCGGATACCGTGATTGATACATACAAAAAATTCAAGGGAATGGACGGAAATGATATTGTTGAGGACCGTGTAAAAACTGTCCTGAAGTCCAAAATCTCAGAGGTAACAACAGATTATTCCATGATGGATATCTATTCCGGGAACAGATCGGAATTAAACACTGCGATCACAGAATATCTCAATAAAGATTTTCACAAAAAGTACGGCATTGAAGTCCTGGATGCCTCTATCGTGGATGTACATCCGGACAAGAAATTAAAAAAAGCCATTGATAATCGAGTTACTGCCTTGCAGGAAAAACAGCAGGCACAGGCCGAGCAGGAAAAAGTGAAGGTACAGAAAGAAACGGAAAAGATCCAGGCCGAGGCAGATGCCCAGATCGAGACGACAAAAGCAAAAGCGGATGCTGAAAAGTCGAAAATAGAAGCTTTGGCAGCAGCAGAAAATACAAAAACAAAAGCAAAAGCCCAGGCAGAGGCAAATAAAGAACTCAGTGCATCCATTACAGATGAGCTGATCCGGATGAAGGAGGCAGAGGCCCGTTATAAAAACGGCTGGGTCACAGTACAGGGAGCAGAAGCAGTTGTTGCCGAAAAATAAAAGAATTTAAAAGAAAGCCGGGAGAATATGCACTCCCGGCTGAAAGCATTTTGAAAGGGGAGCGATACCGATGGAGACGACAGCAATTCAGGAAGAAAATGAGAAGAAGAAAGAATATTTAAAATCCTACCGACGAGCAGTAAAGAGAGAACAGGACATCTTGGAGGAGATTCAGAGACTTAGATTGGATAAAATGTTCCCATCGGTAGTCAATGATGGAATGCCACACGGCAGCAGTCATTCAGATCTGTCTGATTACGCAGCTATTCTGGATGAACAGATAGACCTTCTGAAAGAGGAACGCTTGGAAAGAGTGAGATGTTACCAGAAGATTGAGAGACAGATCCGCCAGATGGAAAATGAAGATGAGCAGGAAGTGCTGAGGCTGCGGTACATACTTGGGATGAAATGGGAAGAAGTGGCTGTGAAAATGGGATATAGTTGGAAACAAACACATAGGATCCATTCGTCCGCACTCAAAAATTTCAAGATGACATAGAATGACACACAACATCTGTGATATTATTATAATGAACTCAGTTGGAAAAGTTGTCCAGAGTTCTCCTTCCCTTAGATAACTGCCAGTACCCACCTGGCAGATCACCAGAACATCTCACCAATGGGAGTGAGCGTGAGCTATGGAGCTGCAGGTTCGAATCCTGATGTTCTGCTTTTTCTATGGAGAAATTCAAACCACATACATTTTTAAAAACGTCCTGTAGAAATATGGGGCGTTTTGCAGTATTATAAAAGAAAATGCATGTGGGAGGAACAAATGAATATTTTAAAATTATTTAATGAAGTTATTCAGTGGTGTGATGGAAATGTTGGATTTTTAAATGTAATATTATCGATATGCACGTTGACGTTAACTATTACAATTGCGAAAATTCCATATAAAAAGAAAATTGTCGGAACGTTGGAAATTATGCAGGAAAAAACAAAACATGATCCGTTTTTTAAATGCTATATAAACGTTTACTTAACTAATGTAGGAAGAACACCAATTTATATTAAAAAAATTGAAATAGTAAAACGAAGAAGAAAAAGCATCGGCTCGTTTCTTATGAATCTAGGACATGGACAATGTAGAGAACTTAATATGGGAGAAAAATGCTCCTACCCAGGAATGTTTATTGACCCAATACTTGACAAACATTCTACAAACTTAAATGGACATGTGAGAATAAGAGTGACAGATATAGCTGGAAAAAGATATTACATATCGCGAACCTTTCCAGTAGGATAATGTTAAAGCTTAGACATTAAGATGAATTACAATAAAGGCAGCCTTCGGGCTGCTTTTTCTATACTCAAAAACGAAACGAATGAGAGGTGGTGAGGCTTGGCAAGAGCAAGAGATCCGAACCGGAATAAAGCTTTTGAAATATATAAAAAACATGGCGGAAAGATTGATTTGGTTGAGATTGCAAGTCAATTGAATATTTCACCTGGGACAATCCGAGGATGGAAATCGAAGGACTCCTGGGATACACAATTGAATGGAACACTCCGTAAAAATACGGAACGTTCCAAAAGAAGAAAAGGCGGTCAGCCGGGAAACAAAAATGCAGAAGGCCATGGTGGCAATGGACCACCTGGAAATAAAAATGCAGTTAAGACAGGAGAGTTTGAAACTCTCTTTTTTGATACCCTAAATCCAGAAGAAAAACAGCTAGCTGCCATGGTACAGCCAGACAAAGAACAACTTCTTCTTCAGGAAATCCGACTTTTGACAGTCCGGGAGCACCGGATGCTAAAAAGAATAGAAGCTCTCCGACGATTGGAAGAACGAGAGCCGGCAGCAGAATCTGATGGAGAAACCATCCCTTCAGGAATGTCGGTAACAGAGTATAGTTCTGGCATAGAAAAAGGAAAACCTACCGAATTGAGGAAATACGAAGGAATCCTAGGTCAGATCCAGGCGATTGAGGATGCATTGACCAGAGTCCAGGCAAGGCGACAGAAAGCCATCGAAACTTTGCATAAGTTTGGATATGATGATGCCCGTCTGGAACTTGAGACAATGCGATTTGAATTTGAACTTCTGAAACAGGATGGGCAAAGTGAAGACACTGGAGATGATGGTTTCCTGGATGCTATGAACGCATCTGCAGAATCTGTTTGGGGTGATGTGGATGTATGAAAAGATATCTAAGCTAAGAGAACGCTTAAATAAAATGAAGAAGAACCGGTCAGCAAAACAAAATGGTCAGACATTTCATTTTTCAGCATTCTCAAAGAAACAGAAACAGGTACTTACATGGTGGTGCGAAAGCTCTCCTGTACATGATATGGATGGAATCATAGCAGACGGGGCAATCCGTTCGGGAAAGACCATCAGCATGTCTTTGTCCTTTGTTATGTGGGCCATGAGCACATTCACTGGACAGAATTTTGCTATGTGCGGAAAGACAATCGGATCTTTCCGAAGAAACGTGTTATTCTGGCTAAAGTTAATGCTCCGATCACGAGGTTATTCCATCACAGATCATAGGGCGGATAACCTTTTAACTATCAGAAAAAATGGAAAAGAGAACTACTTTTACATATTTGGCGGCAAGGATGAACGGTCGCAGGACCTGATCCAGGGAATAACTCTGGCTGGTGTGTTTTTTGATGAAGTTGCACTGATGCCGGAATCCTTTGTGAACCAGGCAACAGGACGATGTTCGGTAAAAGGAAGTAAGTTCTGGTTTAACTGTAACCCGGATGGGCCATACCACTGGTTTAAACTGAACTGGATAGATAAATCTACTGGATACCTGGGAAAAGAACAGTCAGAGAGAATCAAGCAGAAAGCTGCAGCAGAAGGGAAAGAATCAGGATTAAAAGAAATCCTATATCTCCATTTCACAATGGATGATAATTTGTCTCTGGATGAAGAAGTAAAAGTTAGATACCGAAAGATGTATGTTGGAGTATTCTTCAAACGTTACATTCTGGGATTGTGGGCGGCAGCAGAAGGCATCATTTACGATATGTTTGATGAAGAGAAACATGTTCAGAATATTCGGGATTTCTTCCAGTTGTTAATCAATGGGAACAGATATGTATCCTGCGACTATGGTACCCAGAACGCCACGGTATTCCTGCTTTGGAATAAAGGAGTTAATGGGAAATGGTATTGCATCAGGGAGTATTACTATTCTGGAAGAGATAAAGGCAAACAGAAGACAGATTCAGAATATGCAGACGACCTGAAGAAGTGGCTGGATGGAACAAAAATCAAAGCGGTTATCGTGGATCCATCCGCCGCTTCTTTTATTGCGGAACTTAGAAAACATGGGTACAAGGTAATAAAGGCGAACAACGATGTGCTGGACGGAATCCGCCTAGTAGGAATGCTCCTGAACATGGGACTACTTGTCTTTGCTTCTTCATGCAAGGAAACTATAAAGGAGTTTGCATCCTATATCTGGGATGAGAAAGCTCTGGAACGAGGCGAGGACAAACCAATAAAACAGCACGATCACGCCATGGATGCTACACGCTATTTCTGCTGCACCATAATTGGCAATAGGCTTGCTAAATTAAAAGAAGTAAGGATGTGAGAAAAATGTATACATTTACAATTCCAAGAGAAAGATTCGACGAGTTGAACCCAGATAAGCAGATGATTCGGAAGCTGATTAGTAAACATATCAGCATGGTGAGCAGATTAAAAAAGAATATGGCTTATTACAAAGGACAACACGAGATCCTAAATGATTCCGGACGGGAGAACAAATTGGTATGTAATCATGCCAAAGATATTGCAGACACGGCCAGCAGCTATTTTATTGGCAATCCGGTATCTTATAAATCAGAAAATGATATTACAGATCTGACAGATGCACTGGAACTGGCCGGAGCAGATGAAGCAGATGGAGATAACGGCCTGGAGCTTTCTATTTACGGTCTGGCATATGAATATATCTATGTAAAAGATAATGACAATATTCTGTGCATAAAAAATATCTCAGCAGAGAATACGTTTATGGTAAAAGACGACAGCATCGAGGAAAATGAACTCTTTGCTGTCTATTATTATATATGCAAAGATGATTCAGGAATTTCTACTGATCGCTATATAGCAACGGTAGTGACGGAAAATTACAAGTATGAACTGAATATTGAAAATAACAGTACATACCAGGCGACGACAGAACCAGCAATACCGCATTATCTAGGAGAAATTCCCATTATTGAATACCTTAACAATAAATTTGCCATTGGCGATTTTGAACTTCAGATTCCGCTGATTGACGCTTACAACGTTCTGATGAGTGACCGAGTTACAGACAAAGAACAGTTTATAGATGCGATTTTGGCTATCTATGGGACACTGCTTGCAGATGAGGAAGTCGAAGACGAGAACGGGGAAAAGAAAGACGGATCAACCGCAGCAATGAAAAAACTGAAAAAGAGAAAGGTACTGGAAATGCCAGACGGAACGAAAGCAGAGTACCTCAGCAGAACTTTCGATGAATCCGGTGTGGAAATACTGAAAAAAGCAATAGAGCAGGATATTCATAAGTTTTCGCATATCCCCTGCATGACAGATGAAAGTTTTGGAGGTAATGTTTCAGGCGTAGCTATGGAATTTAAGCTACTTGGGATGGAAAACATCACAAAAATCAAGACAAGATATTACAAAAAAAGCTTAAGAAAGCGCATTCGGATATTCTGCAATTTCCTTGCATTGCATGGAAAGAACATATATGCAACAGGGATCACAATGACTTTCACAAGAGCATTGCCGAAGAATCTTCTGGAAATCTCTCAGATTGTATCGAATCTATGGGGCAAAGTAAGCAGAAAGACTTTACTGGCACAGGTTCCGTTTGTGGATAACATAGATGATGAACTGAAAGCTCTAGACGAGGAAACAGAGGAGAATCTGAAGCGGCAGCAGGAAATGTTTGGAATGCAGGGAAACACTCCACCAGATCAGACAGATCCGGATAAAGAAGAGAAATCTTCTGAAAAGAAAAAGGAAGATGTAAATGAAGAATGATTCCTACTGGGAAAACAGGGCTGCCTGGGATATGTACCATCGAATGGAAAATGCGGAAGAAACGGCAGATCTATTAGCGAAGGTATACAGAAATGCTTCCATGCTGCTTACTTATAAAGCAGAGGACATATTTGAAAAATATATGACTAAACATGGCTTGTCAGAAACGCAGGCATGGAATTTATTAAATACAATGCAAGATCAGACATCCCTGGAAGAACTGATGAATGCTCTGAGAAACAAAGATTCAGATAAGACCAAGCAGGAGCTTTTACGTGAACTGGAAGCACCGGCATACCGTGTCAGGATAGAAAGGCTACAGGATCTCCTACGGCAAGTTGACACAGTTATGCAGGAAGTATACCAGCAGGAACAGCTATTTGACACCAGCTTCTTTCAGAACCTTTGCGAAGATACATATTACCGTTCCATCTATAACGTACAGAAACAGACCGGACTTGGGTTCAGTTTCTCCAACATCAGTCAGAAACAGATCAAACAGGTACTTTCCATGAACTGGTCTGGAAGTCATTATTCACAGCGTATCTGGAAGAATACACAGGAGCTTTCAGAGACATTGAAGCAGGAACTACTTGTAAGTCTGCTGACAGGCAGGACAGACAGAGAGACATCTGAAGTAATCATGAACCGTTGTGGCGCAGGAGCTATGCAGGCAAGACGCCTAGTAAGAACAGAGAGCTGCTTCTTATCCGGAGAACTGACTGCGAGATCTTACGAGGAATGCGGAATAGAAAAATACCGCTATCTTGCAACTCTGGACCTCAGAACCAGTAAGATCTGTCGGGAACTGGATGGAAAGATATTTTCCATGAAAGACCGGAAAGCAGGAAAGAATTATCCACCTATGCATCCGTGGTGCCGATCCACAACGATCAGCGTCATAGACGAGGATGAGTTAAAGAATATGAAACGGAGAGCCTACAATCCAGAAACAGGCAGGACTGAACTTGTTCCGGCCTCCATGACTTATGAGGAATGGTATAAAAAATATGTAAAAGGCAATACAAAAGCTGAGGCAGAAGAAAAATCCATTAAAAATAAACACGCTGACAGAGAACAATACGATAGATACAAAGAACTTCTTGGAAAGGACATGCCGAAAAACTTTGCAGAATTCCAGAATTTGAAGTATAATGAACCTGAGAGATGGGAACTTCTTCAAACTTACGCACATTCAGTAAAGAATGGAATGATATCTCCACTATCTGGCTTTAAAAATTATGAAAAGCTATACGGTGAGATTAATAAAAATATAGTGGGAGTAAAGACATCAGAAGGAACGGAAGTAAGCAGACAGAGCAAACATTTCATAGAGAGAGTGGTTGGAACCATGAAAGATCCGAAGACAGGGAGACCTCGCTCGGGGGTAACTGCAGAAGAAATATCAGATGCACTGAATAATCCAATTAAGGTACATTCTATTAAACAGGATAGAGCAGGATTAAAAAGCCAGAAGTATATTGGCGAAAAAGCTATGGTATCAGTTAATCCAGAAAACGGGGTACTTATACAATGTAATCCAGTAAGTGAGAAGTTAGTAAGGGGCATTCGAGATGGAAAAATTTGAATTGAACGAAAAACAAATAGAATATCTAAAAAAAGAATATCCGGACAATGATTTGGTACAGAAAGTTTTAGCAACACAAAAAGGGTTGACTTTTGAAATTGATATAGACACTTATCTTGATTTTATGGATTATATTGAAGACGAATCTATATATTGGATGGATGAGCACCAGGAAGCGTCTCCAAAAACCTACATGCTTGAATCAATACGGGATGATATTTTTTATCAGACAAATTAGCTGTATGGAGGTGCAAGATGGATAATTTTACAGTCATATACAAGATCCTGAAAGCCTTGGAACAGGCTATGGACTATGATGAATTTGACGTAAAACAGATATCTCATACAAGGCTCAATATCTCTTATCAGCGTTGGGAGAAGATAATGATCATGCTTGCCAAGTCTGGATATATAGAAGGTGTAATATATGATCAGTGCGGAGGGGATTACTGTTCACATATCGAAGAGCCGATCACTCCGGTAATCACATTGAAAGGTCTTGAATATCTGAGCGACAATTCGCTTATGAAAAAAGCAGCGAACATATTAAAAGGAATCAAGGAAACAGTTCCTGGATTATAGATAACCACCAGTCAGAAAGGGCAGGTGGTATTTTTGTACCAATTTTTAAGAAAGAGAGGAAGAAGAACATGAAGAAATTATTTATTAGTCAGCCAATGAGGGGCAAAACAGATGAGGAAATCATTGCAACCAGAGAAAAAGCAATTAAAAGTGCGGAAGAAAAGATAGGAGAGCCTGTTGAGGTGATAGATTCTTTTTTTCAGTCAGCTCCGGTAGATGCAAAACCACTCTGGTATCTGGGAAAGTCTCTGGAACTGTTATCCGGAGCAGATATTGCTTATTTTGCAAAGGGATGGCAGGAAGCTAGGGGATGCAAGATTGAGAATACCTGCGCTATTGAATACGGCATTGCAGTGATTGAAGATTACACGGCAGAATAGGAGGAAAGCATGATTATTACAGGAATGGCACATTTCCAAAGTGTGTGTAAAAAGAAAATGATGGAATGGTACAACAAGAATGGCCTTGCGGATACACCATTGTCCCCACCAATTGATTTATCCAATGTATTTGTGGTCTGGTCTTGCAAGACCTTACAGAATTATAAATGTCTGGTATCCACTACGGTTAGTAGTGATGGTATCTATGCAGAGTATACGTACAATGGCGATAAGCAGGAACTGTACGAAGATGTATATAAAAAACTGACAAATACTTGCTATACGGAGGAATAAAGGATGAAAAAAGTCATTGCAGTCATAATGCTGGCGTGTTTTATCTGTGCTGCCTTTGCTGGATGCACAGAAGCAGATCAGGTATCACAGAACATTTCACAGGAAGCAGATAATTTCAACGTCACAAGGAAGCTCACCGTTCTGAATGCCAGGACAGACACTATTCTGTTAGACCTGACGGGAACATTTGCTTTGAAGAATAATTCTGATAACGAGCTGGAAGTGATTATCGAAACTGCAGAGGGAAAATATCAGAAGGACTATGTATATCTGAATGATTATACGATGTATGTAGTCGAAGACATTTCCGGATCAGATGTTGATAAATACCATTACGAGATTAATTTTCTTCCGGAGTTCGGAGTAAAAGTGACGCATAACAAATAGGAGGACACAAACAATGAAATTTTCAGAAGCATTCAAACTTATGAAACAGGGAACAAAAGTAAAACTTCCGGGATGGGGCGGATTTTGGTATTGGGATGCAGAGAAAGAAACCATTATGATGCAGTGCAGACCTCAGGACAGTGATACCCAGGGCAACTTACTTGACATCAGAGAAACCCAGAGAGTTGAATATACAACTATGAATATGCAGTCTGATGAATGGATTATTGCAGACGGAACAAACTGCCCGGTACTCGGCGGCGAAGCAACATTCTCTTTCGGTGATGCAATTAAATATATGAAACGTGGACTTAAAGTAGCAAGAAAAGGCTGGAATGGAAAGAAACAGTACATTCAGCTTGCAACTGGAATCTCATACAAAACTGCTGATAATGAGATTGTAAATTGCGAACATGACGCAATTGGAAATAAAGCCATTGCTTTTGTCGGAACATCTGGTGTACAGATGGGATGGTTAGCGTCACAGGCCGATATGCTTGCAGAAGACTGGATTTTTGCAGAGTAATTGCGCCGGCGCAATTGAGAGGAGGTGAGTGGAATGAAAGTAAAATGTATTAAACGTTACAGTGATGTACGCCTGAACAAGATCATTGAAGCAGGAACAGTTCTGGAGGTAGACAAAGCCAGAGCTGAGCACCTGATTCATGAAGGCGTTGCTGAGATTGTAAAAGAAACCGAAAAGGCAACAGATAAGGGAAGGGAATAGGTGATCCATGCATCTCCCTTTGAGACGTGGGGTGAAACGTCTTATTTTTGTGTCTTTTTCTGCCAGACGTTAAAGAAGCAGATAACTCCAAAAAAACTGAATGGCCCGGGCGTGAGAGCGAATAGGCTGGGCAGAAAGGCGAGAATATGAGAAACAGATTAGTAAAAGCAATGTGTAAAGTTCCAATGAACCTGCAGTTATTCGCAGAAGGAGACGATGCTGGGACCGGAGATAACGGGAATGGCGGCGGAACCGGTGATGATGGAGGCTCAGATCAGGGTGGCGCTGACAATCCACCATCATTCGATGATTTCCTGAAGACAGGAGACAATCAGGCAGAATTTGACCGTAGATTGCAGAAAGCGATCAATACAGCTATTTCAAATGAGCAGAAGAAATGGCAGGCGATGACAGACGATAAGCTTTCTGAAGCAGAGAAACTGGCAAAGATGACTGAGGATGAAAAAACAAAATATCTGCAGCAGAAGCGGGAAAAGGATCTGACTGCCAGAGAGGCAGCAGTAACCAGAAAAGAGCTGATGGCAGAAGCAAAGAATACTTTGGCCAGCGATAATCTTCCGGTAGAGCTTGCAGAAGTTCTGGATTACTCAGATGCAGATTCCTGCATGAAATCCATGGAAAAGGTCAAAGCTGCATTCCAGAAAGCAGTAGAGACAGCAGTGGAAGAAAAATTAAAAGGTGGAAAGCCCCCGAAGAAAGCCCCGGGAACTGATACACAGGAAGCCCTTGAAAAGCAGGTGTTTAATGCAATGATGGGCATTTATTAAAGGAGAGAGAATACATATGGCGATTAATACATTAGCAACAGCAACTTTATTCCAGAACCAGCTTGATAAGATTGCGGTGCTGGAAGCAACAACCGGCTGGATGGATGCCAATGCCGGACAGGTAATCTATAACGGTGGAGCAGAAGTCAAAATTCCGAAGATGAGCGTATCTGGAATGGGAGATTATGATCGTGATAACGGATATCAGAGAGGATCCGTTACTCTGGAATATGAAACTAGAAAAATGACTCAGGACCGTGGTCGCTTGTTCCAGCTTGACCCGATGGATATCAATGAAAATAACTTTGTAACTACAGCGGGCGCTGTCATGGGAGAATTCCAGAGAACACAGGTTGTTCCGGAGATTGATGCATATCGTATTTCAAAAATTGCAACAGAAACGATCACTGCTAATAAAGCCGGAATGATTGGATATTCCTATGTTCCAGGAACCACAGGAACATCCGCCTTACGTAAAGTAAAAGAAGGTATCAAGGCAATCAGAGAAGGATACAATGGTCCACTTGTATGCCAGGCAACACCAGACTTCATTATGGAACTGGAACTGGAGCTTGCAGGAAAGATTACCGCAGCAACTTTTTCTAAAGGCGGTATTCAGACCCAGGTACCGTCTGTAGATGGCGTTCCATTGATTTCTACACCGTCCAACCGTATGTATACAGCAATCAAGATTAATGATGGCAAGGCAGACGGACAGGAAAAAGGCGGATACGAGAAAGGCAGTACAGCTAAGAATCTGAACTTCTTCATTTGCCCGACAACCACACCGATTGCAGTAACCAAACAGGATATCATGCGTATCTTTGATCCTGCAACAAACCAGAAACTGAATGCATGGCAGATGGATTACCGCCGTTTCCATGACATCTGGATTCTGGACAACAAACTGGATTCTATCTATCTAAGCATTCAGGAGGCAAAATCATGAGACTGATTCGAAAAAATGTTGAAAGAGAAGCAGATGGAATAGCTGCTGAGAAACTGATGAACGATGGCTTTAAACCTGTAGAGAACACAACTTCACAGAAAACAGATATGAAGTCCGATGAAAAGACTGCAAAGAGTATCGAAGAAATGACTGTAGAAGAATTAAAAGCTCTGGCAAAAGAAAGAGGACTCACTGGAGTCTCTGCCTTGGCAAAGCAGGACCTTATCGATATTCTGAAAGGATGATCATATGGCCAACGCTAAAGATGTTGAGAGAGTTAAGCTCCTGACCGGAGAGGAAAGCGAGGATCTGATTGAAGCTTATCTGGAAGAAGCAGAGGATTTTGTAAAGGGATACACAAACAGAAGCGTGATCATTACACCTCTGGAAAAGGCAGTACGCGACCTGGCTGTTATCGCCCTGAACAGGATGGGAACAGAAGGAGAATCTTCCAGAAGTGAAGGCGGGGAGAGCTATTCATTCGAATCTGCACCCAGACAGATCTACGACCTTTTAAATAGATACCGTCTTGCAAGAGTAGGAGGGATAACCTATGAGAATGCGAAGAAACAGGATTGAAACATATTACCATAGAAAGAAGATCGTAAAAAAAGATTCTGAAGGCAGCACCAGCGAAGAGTATGGTACTGCCTCTTCCGTCTCCGGAGAATCCTGGCCGGCATCTGGAAAAGCTCAGGCAGAACAGTATGGCCAACGCTTGAGCTACATCCGAAACATGCGGATTAACGGTAAATACAAAATCCAGACAGACAGCAAAGGGAATCCTCACTATATACTCAAAGATGGCACGGACATTCAGGAGTTGGATGGAATCTGTCTGTATACAGGAAGAGATCAGAAACCGGACTATAAGATTATATCTATAAAGCCATACCGCTTTCTGACAATTGAGGTGGAAAAGATATGAGTGATGACCTGATGCAGAAGTTCTCAGGACTTGTTGATATGACCGAGGGTGGTTTACAGTCAAAAGTACATGAACAGGCTTTACGGATTCAGGCGCAGGCTAAAGAACTATGTCCTGTCAGAAGATACGGTTCCGGGGGCGGGGCATTAAGACAATCGATTCATGTCAGTACAGAACGACAGGAAGACCTGATTCATAGTGAGATATACACTAATTTAGAATATGCACCTTATGTTGAGTTTGGTACTGGCCCCACAGGACAAGCACATCATAACGGTATATCCCCGGACGTTGACCCTGTATATTCCCAGTCAGGTTGGGTAATACCAGCTGACGCAATGTCACCAGATGATGCCGAACAGTATGGTTTTGGTATTGCAAAAGGAAAGGACGGCGAAGTCATTGGATATTATACAAAAGGTCAGGTTGCGCAGCCGTTTATGTATCCTGCTTTTACGGAATTAAAAGATGATGTGACACAGGAAATTAAAGCGGCACTTGAAAAAAGTTTGAAAAAGGTGACAAGATGAAAAATGTAAAAGATCAGGTATACGAAGCGCTTCTCACTGTTACTGAAAATGTATCTGACACATACCCTAAAGACTGGGCTAATTTCCCAACAATACAGTATGTAGAAGAAAATAACAGTGTATATGAACGTACTGATAACACTGAACAGAAAGCTAAAGTATCATATAAAATTGATATATGGCACAATCAGAACACATCAGAAACAGCACTTGCGGTTGATGCTGCTGTGTCAGCTCTTGGTCTGGTAAGAACTTATTGCAGTGATAAGCCGGATCCGAGTGGATTAAAACACAAAGTAATGCGCTATGAAGGAATCATCGATATGGATTCCGATTTAGTGTACTGGAATTAAGAGAGGCGAAAATAAATGTTAGCAAATGGTGCAAAACTGGGCTATTCTAAAACAGCCCCTTCCGGAAGCTCAACAACTTATACAGATCTTCCGGGTTTAAAAGAAATCCCGGATATTGGTTCAGATCCGGAAAAGGTAGACAATACAGTTCTGACTGATCCGCATAAGAAGTATGAAAAAGGCATCGGTGATCTGCCTGAAATGACATATAAATTCAAATATGATAATTCAAAAACAGATTGTCCGTATCGTGTGTTGAGACAGGCAGATAAAGATGGAACGACACTGTATTTCCGTGAGACAGATGCGGATAAAAGCACAATTGATTTTGCTGCTCAGGTATCTGTTAAACGTACAGGCGGTGGCGTTAATGGTGCTATTGATTTTGAAGTAACTATGATGGTGCAGTCGGATATCACTTATACAGACCCAGCATAATACTGGGTCTTTTTACTAAGAAAATTTAGGAGGATACAACATGGGCGGTTTAGATGAAGAAGTAAAAGACCAGGAAGAGGGGACAAAAGTAGCAGAGCTGGATGAAAAAAAGAAAAGAAAACCTTTCCATTATTGGACGGTAGATGGCAGAGATTACTGTCTGAAACTTAAAGCATCCAACATTGAAAAACTGGAAACTAAATATAAATGTAACATCATGCATCTGGTTGATGATATGCCAGCTTTGTCTGTAATGCTGACTATCATTCAGGCTGCGATGCTTCCGTGGGAACATGGTGTAAAATATGAGCATATTCTGAACCTGTTTGACAAGTATGTTGAAGAGGGTGGAAGCCAGATTGATCTGTATAAGAATGTTGTGATTCCAACGCTGGCGGTATCTGGTTTTTTTACACAGAAGATGGCAACAGAAATTCTGGAAGCAACGGACGAAGACCTGTAACAACTACAACAGAATACCTGTGGGCAATTTACCCGGATGCATTGGATTGTGGGATACGACCTGAATTGTTCTGGAATTCTAGCCTAAACGAAATTATTGATATGATGGAAAGTTACATCAGATGCAGGGCAAGAGACAGAAAACAGCAGATTAGTGATAATTTTATATTGTCAAAGGCTCTTACACTAAACCTTTCTACTTTATTCAATGATAAGTCAGAATTTTGCAATCCGTGGGATTTCTACCCGCAAACATTCAAAGAAGATAAGGAAGAATATGAACATCAGAAACTGGAAGCAGAACTTGCCGATTATAGAAACAAGCGCAGACAGTGGGCTGATGAATTTAACAAGCGCAGACAGCAGGGGATGTAACCCTGCTTATTTTATATTGCCAGGAAGGGGGTGAAAATGTATGAGTGATACACTCGCAAAATTGAAAGTTGTTCTGGAAGCATCCACATCTGCTTACAAAAAAGAAATGGAAAAAGCAAAACAGGTGACAAATGGTGTCAGTGATTCTGTGAAAAAGCAGTTATCTGTAATGCAGAGATTAAAGCGGTCAATGACAGCTATGCAGTTAAAGAGCGGAATCAAAGCACCGACGAAAGAGTATACAGAAGCTGTCCAAACTATCAGAACTTACAGACACAATATTGAGGACACAACCAAAACTCTTGACAGATATTATGAGAAGAGAGACAAAATGGAAGCCCTGGGCGTAGGCAAAGAAAGCCGTTCATGGAAATCTTTGGAATACGACATAAAGAATGCGGAAGCGCAGCTTGAACGATATAAAAAGGCGAAAGCCAATGCTGCGGCACAAAAATCCGAACTGGTTTCAAGTGGCAATGCGTTCAAAAGGACGCCGGAAACATCTATCCCCCGTCAGACGATGAATTTTGGAAAATCTGTTATCGGCGGTACGGCTAAAGGCGTCATGAGCCTCGGCAGTATGGGAATTACCGCTGCTCAAAAAGGCTGGGGTGGTCTGAAAAAAGTTATCGGCGGCACAGAGTCTGTATTCGGTAAAGTTACTACTGCGATCAAACGCACATCTGGCGTTTTTGGTGCTCTCATACAAAAATTCACAAGCGGTATTCCTATTTTGCGAAGGTTTACGGGAGCGAATAAGTCTGTTTCTGCCAGCCTTGGTGGTGGACTTAAAAATGCACTGAAATACACGCTTGGTATCCGGTTACTTTTTGTGCTGGTAAATAAGATCAGGAGTACAGCAGTTGAGGGTTTCCAGAACTTAGCACAGTATTCTGGAGAAACCAACAATAGTATTTCCATGCTGATGTCTTCACTGACGCAGCTGAAAAATTCTATTGCAGCGGCTTTTGCACCTGTTCTGAATGTGGTCGCACCAATTCTGAATGCATTGATTCAAAAGATTATTTCTGTTTTCAATGTCATAGGTCAGTTAACAAGTGCACTGACAGGCAACACTACCTTCATCAAAGCCAAGAAGGTGCAGCAGGACTATGCCAAGAGCCTGAATAGTAATGCCAATTCCGCTAAAAATGCGAAAAAAGC